GTCATTTCATATTTCTCAATAGGAGAAACGTCGTACCGACAAGATGTGGTGCTCATACATATACTGTAAGGGCTTCAATTCAATAGTATAGTAGTCATTATGCTATTCTGCATGAAATGACGCAAAAAAGGCTGACGGCCCGTAAAGTAAAAAGCCCGCAAAGCTCCCTCTCAGAAGCCAAGATTCTCATTGGTTCCCGAGTGCGGGAAGCTCGTCTTAGCTGCGGGCTCTCGCAGCGAGCCCTTGCAGAGATTCTCTATTGCGATCAAGCAACAATATCTCGCATTGAAAACGGCATCCTGGCCCCGGACATTGCTCAAATCAAAGTAATGAGTGGCGTGTTTCAACTCAGTGTGCTTTGGCTGATGGGCTACCCATCATTCGTTGTCCACGCCACGCAAGATTAATCTTCGTCTTCTTCTTCGTCTTCGTCACGGATGGAAGCAAGCTGCTCTTCGATGCCTTCCATGATGTAAGCCTTTGCCATTGCAACAGCTTCAAACACGAGAAACTTTGCGGGTTCAAACTGTGGATCAGGCATGTCGTACACGCTCACCACGTATTCATGCGTTTCTTCCAGGCGTCCATTCTTAAACACCTGCTTCTCTACCAGCTCCCAACGAGAAGTATTGCGATGGGCATTGCGAGACAAAATCTGCAGAGCCTGCATCACGTTGATACCGTCCTCTTCTTCGCGCACGATCCTGATCCCTTCCATCGCTACTTTGAACGGTTTTCCAACATCTTAAGCGTGCGATTTGCCCACGCTCTCCCCGCATCGCCTCCCCATAGTTGCCAGGCTTGTTCTTTTCGTGGCGCGAAAAGAACGCAACCATACGACGCAATGTAGCTTCACTCACTTTCTGGCCATTGGCCAGACTGGTTGCCCTGGCCACGCCACTGCCAATCCCTTGCTTACCGGCTTCACCAGTGGTGAGCCCTCCTTTGCCATGCTTGCGACGCAGCTCAAGGCCGCGTCGCGCAGCATTTCTCACTGCTTGAGGAGGGGCGAAGCCTTCAGCGTCGCCCCTCAGTTCTTTTTTTTCTTCAAGGACGAAAGGTAGCCACGGCAGCGAGCTTCAGCGGCGTTCGCATCCATCTCCTCTTCTTCCTCTTCTTCCTCTTCCATGCCCTCTTTGCTCATTGAACCACACATCGTGTCGATGTAGGCGTCCCAATAGGCGTCGCTCTTATCCTTTTTCGCCATGCCAGCTTCGCTCATTGCAATGGCGATGGCTTGCTGCCGATTCTTCACGGGCTTGCCATCGCTGCCCTTAAGAGTGCCGGCCTTAAATTCACGCATCACCTTACGAACTTTCGCCTGCTTTTGCTTCGCGGTCATTTCTTGACAAGCCCCCAAAAATACAAATCGTGGCTATTTGTATTCACACTAAAACAATAGTCCTCAAACATGCTGTCCATATCAAAGGCCTCCCGAAAATCGGCTTCAGTGAGATTTTCGTAGTATTCCCAACCTTTCCCAACTGTCAGAGGGCTGCTGCCTGCATCACTCCTGCTAGTTCCGTGCTCTGGACGCCCAGTGGTGGCGCAAGTCATTACTACTAGCCCTTCATCGCGCACCATGCGAACCATGTTGAGGAATGTGGCTTGCCAATGGGGATTGTGCTCAAAGCATTCAACGGAAATGGCCACGTCAAAACCATCAGTGGCACCGTCGTAATCCTGTCCTTCACACACCACATCCACGCCGCGGCCAGGACCGAGATCCACGCCAACATACTCAAGAGGCTTCTCAAAAAAGCCTCTCACGCTGCCATTGATATCAAGACTGCCAATTTCGACAATCCGTCCACCATTAAAGAACGATGGGAAAGATGCTTTGACGCATTGAACGAATAGCTGTTGCTCAGCATGAGCCATGACTACTTACCAAAAGGCGTTTTGTATTCCTCGTGGCCAGGCAAGCCTCCCCACTTAGTTTGATAGTAAGCTTTGTTCCGCTCAAAGCAACACCAATGCATGCGTTTATAACGATCATCACCGCTTTCCAGTGTGCTGCTGTTGTCATGCGACCATGATGGTAAATTCACTTTTACCACCGGATTATCAGCAACCAATAGCCTCCATCGGCAATCATTGTCTTCAAAATAAGCCGGCGCAAACAGCTCATCAAAACCTCCCATGTCAAGCCATCTTTCGGGGCGATTCACGTAGAAAGTAGAAAAGCCTCCCACTGAATGATTGGTTTCCAGCAGGATGCTGCCAGGGTTTGCATCAGCGGCGTCTAAAAACGCCGCTATGTCATTCAGCCCGAACACCACGTCATCATTGGCAATGATGCATTGCCCAAGCTGATGAATGAGATAGTTCCAGGATTTAGACACGCCAAGGTTATATGGCGGTACTGCTACTTTCCATTTGGACAAGTCGCAACATTCAGCCAGCGCATCCACTGCTGAACTATCTTTCATCCGCCCACCATTGTCGAGAATCAACACCTCTGCCTCAATGCAGGGGTGCTCATCATTCAGCAGATGATTGCACAAACGAATGAGTTTGTCGTAACAAGAAAGCGTGGGAATTCCCACGCTGATGCGACGCTTAATCATTGCCAAAACCCTTGCCAGAAGTGGGTTCATCGAGCGTGCGCTTGATAATACTATTTACCATGGCACCAATGTTTTTCCACTTATATTCGTCTGCTTGAAGGCGCTCATAACACCAGCCAGCCACCTTGTCGAGGTCTTCGCGGTTGTTGTAATAATGATCCAAAATTGTCACCAACCCATCAACCGAAGGCACTCCCCGATCCAAGCCATAGTTACAATCAACTTCCCAGCTTTCAGTGGGAATGCGCGGAATCTCATAGAAGATTTCCTTCAGTGATGTATGGTCAGGAACAATTTGAGCGGTGGCAGTAGCAGCGTGCTCAAAGTTGACAAGCCCCCATCCTTCGCCAATGCAAGTGTTAACGCCAACATCACAGGCGTTGTACACAAGATTTAGGCGATCAACTGGGAGACAATTGGTCACATCAAAGTCTTTGCTTGTCAGTACCAACTTACCAGTAGCGTCATAGCCCATATCACGAGCTACGCGCTTAAACAGTGGAATCAAATCCCACCCCTGATCTTTTGCTCCCATGTTGAGCCAAAGGCGAGCATCAGGCTTATCAAGAGCAAATTGAATGAATGCTTTAATTGTTAAATCAATCCGCTTACGTGGCTGATTTCGATTGCCATTAAATACAAAGAACACATCCTGCGGGAGGCCCATAGCCTCCCGCGCTTCTTCCTTCTTCACCGGGAAAAAGATGTCTGTGTCAATGCCATGCGGAATGACATCACAGGGCATTTCACAGCCAGCCTTCCTCACTTCTTCAAGGCCAAATTGCGTGTAGGTGGCCATGCCATCCCACTCTTTGCAATCTTCAAACACCTCAGGGAAGAAGCCATAGCTATCCACTGGGAAATAGCCATACCATTTGAAACCAAGCTGCTCTTTCAGGGGCTTGGCCACCTGCCAGAGCTTGTTCAAAATCCAAATATCATTCACCGCAAACACAAGGTCAGGGCGCTCCTTGACCAGCAGTTCCTGGATGCGATGGGAGCCAAACGGATCATGGCCGCCCGCGTGCGCGGGATACATTTTGTATGGCAGCTCATGAGGATCACCCCACCAGTTGACAGCAAGAACAACCACTTCGTGTTCCTTCGCCAACTCTGGCAACAGGCTTTCGGCCACACGTCCGAAGCCTGTTTGTACTGCTGCGTCCCCGCAATAAAGAATCTTGGCCATACAAAGCGCAATGTCTTGCGCAATGTTAGGCCCAGTTTTCACACGGGACTTGTCGGTATAGCGTTGCGCTTGTATTCGACGGAACAGCGACACCTCGCCCGACATTCACAACGCTGTCCCGGCATCGGCAAACTCCCCATCGCCACTAAACCAGCCCTCGCGTAACGAAGGCAGTCGTCACAATGCTGCGCTTGTGGATCCAAAATGCGCCGCATTAGGGAGTATCCCTGCTTACCTTGGCGAAGACTGGCACCTTCCCAGTAAGAGCTTCGCACGCTTTCAGCGTATAGCTGCACACGAGCAAGAGCCATGGCAGGAGAAACGCGGCCAGCCAAAATATCGCTAGCAAAGCCCTGAAGGAAAGTGTATTCCGCACGAAGCCTCTGGCCGATGCGGCCATACTCTGCACTGCCCATACCATCCTTGCCACCATGCCCAAGCACTGTTGCCTGAATATGAGCAGCCTTAATTGCCTCGCGGACACTCCCTTGCCATTGATCAATTGTGATGTTGCCATCAGCCAGCATCTGCGTGAATCGCCGTAGATTCTGGCCGAGTTTGTCGATGCGACCATCCACTAACGCCATCACGGCTTTCTGGCTCATGAACTGCCCAGAGGGGCGCCTGTAGCGCCCCAAGTTGCCGTCATACACCCACTCCGCATCAAAGCGGGGCCACGGGTCACTCAGTGGGCTCAGCATTGCCAGCCTCCAGAATGTCTTTGAAGCGCTCAGGCGCTTCTTCTTTCCACTGGTTCAGAGCCGCATCAATGTCAGCCTGTGTCACCAGAGAAGCCTCATCAATATCGCCGAGTATGAGACCTTCGGCTTTAAGCGGCTCGATGGCATCCTTCTTGAAATACTCGGCAGTCTCTTTCTTTCCCTTAAAAGCGCCGGCCATTCCGCCGTGCTTCTGCTTGTAAAGCTCTTTGTACTTCCGCGTCACATAGGCACCAGCCACTGCGCTCGGCCAAGTCTTGAACTTGGCCTTCGCTGCAGCAATTGCCTTCTTGTGCAGTTCCTTATCTTTGAATTCCACATCGTCGCGTAGGTGCTCAAGATCCCGAGACATGTAGAGACCAGCTTCATCCATGGTCTCTTCTGCTGCCGCTTCTGAAGCCTCGCGGGTGCCGTCCATGGGCAACGTGCCATTTTGTTGATCCATGGGATCCCGACCGCCCGGAGGTACTTTTCCTGCCGCAGCTTTTTCTGGCACCTCCCGCTTAATCGATGGGTCAATCGTGGTTTCAATGCTGTATTCGCTCTTTCCGAATCGCGAATCTGCTACTTCCTGCGGCGTAAGCACACCCACTTGAATGTAACGAGCATCCACTGCAGCTACACGCGCCCGCACGTCAGCCAACTCGCGCTCGTTCATTTCAAACAATGGCTTGAAGCTCACGCGCCAGTTATCAGGCACTTTCCCTCCAGTGGGACCAGTCTTGCTCAGCATGATGTATTCCATCAGCTTCGTCAGAGGCTTACGAAAATTCGTTTCCTGATAGTGGTGACAAGTCTTGGCAAAGTCACGCTCTTCGCTACGGCCCGTTGCCCCCAGTCCAGAAGGCGATTGACCAAAGAGCAATGTATGGGGGATGCCAGCAGCGGCAATCACATCAATACGCAGCTTCTCCAAAATTTCACTCACGCCACCAAATTGGCGACTAACAAATGCCAGCTCTTCCTTCTCCGCATCAATCGCGTAGCCGCGATAGATGCTCTTGCTCATGTCATTAAGTTGAAGGCGGTCGCGCACCTGTCCTTCTTTGCCCGCTGCCAGCATCGATGCCAGGCCACGCACTTTGTGAACAAAGATGTCAAATTCAGTAAGAAGCGTGGCAATGGAAGCAGTGCCGCTGTAGTAGTGCTTAAAGCTGTCATATACGCTCTGTAGCACGCTCATGCCCCATCCATAGTTCTTCTGGCGCGTGCGATAGGGCAACCAAATGCCGTCAAAACGCAAAATCCTATCTTTGTGAATGGCGCGAAGATTGGGCTGTTGAATGAGGTCGCCAGAAATAATTTGGTAATAAGTTGCCTTGGAATAGTCGTACAGGCTGTCTTCACTGATGATCGGCGCAATCTGATGCCGATCCAAACATTCCATGCCTTCTACGGCGCGAATATTGTTCTTATCAACGGGCATGTCAGACGGACGCCCATCGTCGATGTAGAGCAGCAATGCGCTACCGCCATACAAGCGTGAAGTTTTTGCAGCTTCGTTGAAAGACGGAAGGATTTCTAGATCTTCAATGGCCTGTTCAACACCAGAAAGTGTTTCAGCATTTACACCTTCCCCGCCAAACAAAATCTCAAAGCCCTCACGAGTGCATTCGTCCGCCACGAGATCAACAATGCGTCGCATGAGCCAATGCGCATAAAGACCCTCAAGGTCTTCATGACCCATGAAAGTGACTGGCTTAATGGTGGTGCGGGTGGTCTTATCCCGGCTCGTGCCCATGCCGGTGAACACGTTTTGCAGCCCATCGGCACGCACGCCACCTGCAGTGGCATGGCCGAGCGACACCATATCCCCACCTTGTGTAACGTCAGCCATGCATAAGGAATCCTGATATTGCAATCATTCTAGAACTGGGTACATTGTCGTGTACCGAAACATTCCCCAACATGCCCCAGCACATTGTGTGGCAGTTGTCCCCTTCAGAGAAGGCGTTGGCGATGGCGGAAGGCGAACGCCGGCAGGAAACCAATGCCAGGCAGGGGAAGCTGGGCCGCAATAACGGCCCAGCCTTGGGCGACGATGCCTTGCGCGTACACATTCTTGGCGCTGGTGGCGAAATGGCAGTAGCAAGCTTTCTTGGTCTGAAAGATTTTGTCTTTCAAGAAACAGAGGCCACCAGAGGAAGCTGTGACCTGCCCTTCAATATTGATGTGAAAACACGCTCGCGCCATTACTATGATCTAATCTGCCTTCTCGATGAAAGTGAAGAAAAGACCCTGGTATTGGTTACGATCGAAAACCGCGAGATTAGGCTCCATGGTTGGATACGAGCCAGTGAAGCCAAACAAGCTCAATGGAAGAAAGAATATGTGGCGAATCGCCCGTGTTATTTCGTTCCTAAAGACAATCTTCGCTCCATGGAGGAGCTGAAACAATGCTTAGATGCTCAGACTTCGCCAAGCACGCCCTTCGATTAGAACTCTACCCCAAGCAGGCTGAAATCCTTGACGCATTCTTTGAGGGTGGCTTCTCTCAAGCGACGTGGGCGTTGGGCCGCCGTAGCGGCAAAACGCTCATGGCCGCCGTTGCGTGTGTCTACATCTGCTTCGTCCTGGAAGATAAATACAAAGCAAAAGTACGAAAAGGAGAGAAGTGGTACGTTCTGACTGTTGCAAACAGTCAAGATCAGAGCCGCATCGCCCTTAACAATATTCGCCAGCTCATCTTGGATAGCCCGTTCGCGCAGGAAATCTCCCGCGAAACCGCAGATCAGATTGAGATGAGCAATGGGTGTGTGTTCAAGGCGATTCCCACATCCGGCCGTGCCGCTCGTGGTCTTGCCTGTTGCGCCTGCGTATTCGACGAGCTTGCGTTCGCCGTGGACGGCGACGCAAACTCTGGCGCCAACGGCATCTATCAGGCACTTTCTCCTGCCGTAGCTCAGTTCGGCAAGGATGGCAAAATCCTTGAACTGTCTTCACCATGGCTTACTGACGGCCTCTTCTATCAGCACTTCAAAGAGGCCGCTTCTGGCCGCTTCCCACACCTCCAGGCCATCAACCTCCCAACATGGGAGATGAACCCCACCATCTCCCGTGAATTTCTGGAGCTGGAGCGCCAGCGCGACCCAGATAAGTTCAATGTGGAATACGGAGCGCAGTTCTCCGCCAATCTGTCGGCTCTCATTGCTCCCGATGTCGTGGAGGCCTGCATTGATGACAAGCGCAAAGCGCTGCCTCCCGAAGAGGCCTTTATGGGAACGTATGTACTAGCTCTTGACCCTGCTCGTGGTGGCCTGGGTCGAGACAATTACACCGCTTGCATTGTTCATTTCAACAATGGCACATTAGTTGTTGATAAATTTCACACCTTCATTGCCGACTTTGAAATCAATGGAAGGAAAGAAGTGAATATCAACGCCGTCGAAGATTGGATACGGGAACAACACAAGCTCTATTTGTTCGACAAGATCGTCATGGACCAGTACAACAGTGCTGGCACAATCCAGGCCCTGGCAGGCGACTATCCCATTGAAGAACTCACTTGGACCATCAATTCAAAAGTGAAAGCATTCTCCAAGATGAGAGAATTATTTAATGCTGGACAAGTGAACATTTACAACCACGAAAAGGCAATTAGCGAAATTAAAAATCTCACAGTCATCTACAAAGCCGGTGGACAATGGACAGTTACTGGTGGCAAACAAACTGGTATTGACGACCACGCATTTGCTCTCGCTGCAGCTATTCACGCCGCTAATCAAGATGATGAGGCTAATTGGCTAGACGGATTCATTTGAGCCTCTAGTATGTTCAGGAATTTATTTTCACAATGCCGAAGTGGAAACGCTTGAAATTAGCTACAAGGAAGTGCAATTCTTGGTAGCACTATTAGAAGGTGATCGCCAAACTGCGCTGCAGCTTCTCGCAGCAGAACATTTTTACCAACCCTCACTGCTGCCGCGTCTCCGCAAAATTCAGCAAACGCTCAAAAAACAACAACGTCAAGAGCAATCTGCTTGAAACCACTTAGCCTGAAAGTGTTCAAGATGATGCAATGGACAGGGAAGCTCTTCACCAGGCTTTTGCAAAAGTAGTGGATGCGTCCTTTGCGTTCACCATGGCCTTCAACGAGCATGGCGCAGACAGCGAGCAAGCATATGCCGCGAATAATGCCTACGTAGAGGCCATGGCAGCGTATAGAAGGGAGGCAGACCTCCCTTTTTCCACGTCAACACGCTGGGAGACTTTATGCCGGCAAAGCCCGGAAGCTCCCGAGTGTCGTCTATACGACGTATGAATGGCAAAACCGTTTGCATGCAATACATACTGAACGGCCGCAAACACCAAGTTTGCGTGCCGCTTCATGAAGCACGGCACCACCATCGCTGGATTCTGGAGCAAGGTGGAGTAGTGTATTGGACCTGGCGCCAGTAGCCATTACCACTAATTACCCATGACACAACAACATCCCATTTCCCCACCGCCGGAGCTGGTGAAGCAGTGGCGAGAGCAGGCCCCGCGTTGCCGCGACGGTGGTATTGCCCGCGAAGACTGGCTGATGACCCGCGCCGCCCAATGGGGCGCCGACCAGGAGCTGGAGGCGTGCTGTGAGTGGCTGGTCAGCGAACCGTGGTTCAAATACGAACACGAGGCTGTGGAAGATCTTCGCGCCGCCCGCCGCCCCAAGCCGCCGAGCTTGAAGGAGCAAGCGTTGGCGTTGATTAATCATGATCCGGCAAACCAGCCTTTCCTTAGCGACAAGGGCATAGACACCATCCGCCGCGCCCTTGAACAACTTCCCGACCACGAGTAGTCGCTTCCACTTCTATGTCTAACCTTTCACCCGCTGCGCAGGCGGTGCTTACTGCCTACAACGCGGGCTTCAAGCACCCCGTGGCTGTTCATCACAAGCCACGCATTGCCGCCGCCCTGCGAGCTGCTGCAGATCAGGTGGTGCCGTGGCAACCAGAGCCTACAGAGGAATCCGTTGGCCCAACCATTGACTTTGGTTATGCGTGGGCATTGTTTTCAAAAGCAAATGATGTGAGGCAAGAACTCCTCGCCATCGCTGACGAACTTGAAGCCCAGTAGTCACCTTCACTACCATGCACACACCAGAGTCACAGCAAGAAAACCTTAGGGAATGCCCAGAGATGTTTGCTCTGGAATGGCCCATCGACATCGAGCCAGAAGACGGCGAAGAGCTTCCCCCACGTCCAGATTTCCTTTATAGTTTCTGAGCAATCGCGATGCAGCCACGAGGGGACGCCTGAGTGGTTTCTGGGATTCCGTCCCATAAGGAGGTGGTTCAGGCACCTCCGAATTGCAAGGGGAGGGTGGAAGCTCCCTTTGCTGTTGCCTTACCAGGACAACGATGAAGCAGCGGGAGGGCCGCCGCACGGCCGTTATTGGACTATTGCGTCCTACTCCCGCCCTTTGCCCTTGAAGCATTCAGTGGCGATGCACCGCTCTTGTAAAGCGGAGAGTCTGGTTCAATTCCTGACGGGGGCTTTGATAGAGTGAGAGTACGTTCACCCCGGCGACGGGGCGCATGACATCACAGCACGGAACGGGGCTGTGTATCATCGGGAACCACCATGAACCCACTCGCACTGATCAAGCAGCAGCTTGAGAAAGCCGCACGTCTGCGTGAAGCACAAATGGCCTCTCTGGTTTACAGGGGCGTTGCCTATGTGCCCAAGCCGCACTGGTTCTGAGCTTAATAAAAAAGGGGCCTCAAGGCCCCTTTTCTTTTGCTGGCAAGCTGTATTCAATGTCATTCCAATGGCGAATCACTCCCGCCACAATGAATGCATTGGTGGTCATGTATGAGAATAGTACAACTGTTCTAATAAGAGCAACAACATCTGCTTCTTTTTTATTCTTTCCTGCCTTCTCGCCAAGTGCTTTCGCCCAGAGCCGCCAACTCACTTTCCTTCCTGTTCGTGAATCCACGATTTTAGTTCGCGCAGGTATTCACGCAGCATATCAGCCTTGGCCAAGTGCCACTTATTGCCATCCTTGAAGTAAAGGCCCATGTGGTTGTCAATGGCCTTCAACGTATTGTGAATGGGCGCATTCCATGGCTCCCTGATGGGCGTATTGAACGTCCGTCTGGGATTGAGGCCGCCATTAAGCGCCTCTGCTTGATTGCTAATTAGCGCATCGGAAGGAATCGAACCTTCACCGCCCCGCCCCTCTACACGAGGGAGAGCCGCCCTATCCATTGGTTCGCACGATGCGAGCGATAAATAAACTATAGACCGAAATAGGCCATTGCCTCGTCCCAATGGCAGGGCGAGAATTCGTGCTGCTCTACGCAAGTATTGAAATACCTTCGATCTAGGCTCCCATCAGGGAGCCTCACATTGTGACAATGTAGGTGACCGTGAATGTTGCCCCTAAAGCGCTGTTCAAACAACTCAGGGTGCAACGGAATGTGACTCAGCATGAATTCATGATGATAGAAACATCCCCTGATGTCATCAAAATATCGAGCGTAGTCCGACAGCTTGTAGATATCATGATTGCCACGCACCAACACCTTGCGCCCGTTCAGGCGCTCCAATACTTTCAGGCCCCTACGTGGAATGGCCACGTCGCCTAAGTGGTAAATCCTATCCTTCGGCTTCACTACGGCATTCCACTTTTCCACCATTGCTTCGTCCGCTTTTTCTGCATTGTCGAACGGACGCAGCTTCTCACCATCAGGCCGCAAGAAGCTATAAGCCTTCTCGTGGCAGAAGTGCGTGTCTGAGATGAGCCAGCAGTTGATCATGGCCCAATATTAAAAGGACAGCCCCAGGAATCGAACCTGGCATTCTGGGCTATCTGCCCAACGTGTACCACAACACCTAACCGTCTTGATGGCCCAAGCGTGAAACGCCTCAAGGACGCACAGAGGCTTGAGCTCTATCGGCCCGATGCAAGCAGAGCGGGAACTTCGTCAGCATAAGACAAAGGGCGCCCTTGCGGGGCGCCCCTTCTCCTCACACCCTAGAAATCTTAGCGGTTTAACACCAAGCTGCGGTTATTCCCGACCGTAACTGGGCAGGTCCACGTTTGAGCTTTCAAAGAAGGCAATTTGGCGTGCGCGGCGTGTGTCGACCATCTCTGGAGCTTTGCCTGTAAAGAACAGGCTCTCGGATTGCCTCATCCAGAAATCCTTGTCAAGCCACCGATTCTCATTCGGACCAAGATCCTCAAAGAGCCAAGCCGCTGTGGCGGCGCGAAGTCGATTCAGACTCTGAGAATCCTCTTCGCCAAGCTCTTTTGCGACCATGCCGTGAATGGCAGTGTGAACACGCTCGTCGCGGCTAATGTCAGCAGAAACAGTGCGCATGCCCACGTCGCCGTTTTGACGGAAGAACGGCAACGCCACGAAAAACACGGAGCGCTCAAGAATGGCTGCTTTGTGAACAGGATGAGCCGGATGCTCATTCCATACTTTCAGGATGTTCATAACATCACTCTCAGCCTTTTCATTTACGCCATGGACAGCGGCAATGTAATTAAGGGCCTGATCGTGGCGCTCTTCGTCTTCCATATTGGACTCAAGAGCCTCTACAACACCTGGAGTGGAAGGCAAATCCTTGTCCAGTCCCTGCGCCAAGAAATCCTTCACAGGCAGCTCCAGATGGCGCAAAGCCAGCGCCTTGAACAAAGTAGCTTCGCTGCCCTCAGCAACGGCATTTCTGCTTACAGGAACGGCCTGCCAAGGCCGCTTCTTTGCAATTGTCTCTAGATAGGGGCTTTTCTCGGCAGTGGCCATTTCAAACGATGGAATAGTGTGGATACGAAAGGGGGCCGCCGGCCCCCTTTTTAGTTAGTCACTCTGCACAAGCTGCGCAGAATCCGGCCTCTAAATCACAAGACGCAGAACTCTGATTGGCCGCCGACTCATCGTCGAGACCAAACATGCTCTTAAAGTCATCATCTAACGCCGCGTAGGCGTCATCTTTACGCTGCGTGTCCGGCAGAACTTGCAGCGAATAGTAGAGGCTCGTCTGAGGAGATGCTAGCCAATCCTTGAGGAAGGCTTCGTCATAAATGACAACATCGCTCCAAGAATTGAAGCTATATCCATGGAAAAGATTGCCGCTGTTTTGGTACATACGTACCAGCTCATCAGCCACACGCTTGTAATCTTCCCAGCCCACATCTGCTGCCGTCTCAACATCGCCATAGTCAAAGCTTTCCACGCCAAATGTGCCGCTATCGCGGTCCACATGGCGAGCAATAGGAGGAGCAATCTCAGGCGTTGTAGTAAATCCACGCAAATCTTTGTAGCGATAGGAGCACGATGCAGTGGGAGCAATACAGAAGGCCCGGTCCATGTTGTATTCACGGGCAATGGCCGCGGCCTCCATGATTGCCTGCTT